GCATTCTTGGTTTCGGTAATTTCATTACGTCTTGCCTTGATTGCTTTTGCCATTTCCTGTAGTGCCTTTCTAGCACGGGTTCCGGCAGCGCCGTTACCTGCTTCGAATTTCTCATCTTCAGCAAGGAATGCTTCCATTGCCGTTTTAATCGTATCTGTTTGTGACATTGTATTTTTCTCCATTATTAATGTCGTGTATTTAAACACAACTCTATTATATAAGCCTTAAACGCGGTTGTCAACCACAAAGGTGGTTAAATACGTATATAATGAATGACTTTACTTTGATCCCCTTTGATAGAATTACACGTTTTGGACAGTTTACCATGCTGGACTATCCACTGTTCAACGTTAGTTGGATACTGGGACGCTTCTGTAACTACAAGTGTTCATACTGTTGGCCTTATGCAAATACAGACAAGCCGGATCATCAGGAGTTTGAAATCTATACTAAAACTATAGACAGCATAAAAGCACAGGCAAGAGCTAATGGTTTTGATAGATTCCATTTTTCATTCAGTGGCGGCGAACCAACAGCATACAAGAAGTTATTGGACTTGGTTGAATACTATTCGAACGACGAAGCACCATATCAAAGCATACACATGACAACAAATCTTTCACCGAATGAAACTTGGTGGCAGCGTTGGATTGCTGCTGGCAAGAATATAGATAAGAAAAGTTTAACGGCAAGTTATCATGCAGAATTTGCGGATGAAACAGAGTTTGGCGACAAGTGTTTATACCTAATGGATAATGATGTTAGTGTAACAATTAATCAAGTAATGATACCTGAACTGTTTGACGAGTATTACGATAGATGTGAAAGATTCTGGAACAGAGGTATAAACGTAACACTCAAGCCACAGAGTGATCCCACAGCAAGTTACATAGTTAACGGATACACCGAAGAGCAAATTGAAAAATTAAAGAATCAGTTTTCTAATCATTATAAAGGAAAACAATTGATGCAGGTTAGATTACACGATGCTAAAGGAAATGATTACGGAATCGATCAAGCAGAAAGAATGAATGCGTTTGGTTTTAATAAATTTAAAGGGTGGAGTTGTAATGCTGGCTTCCAGAGTTGTGTTATCAGAGGCAACGAAGTTAAAAGAGCCTACAGTTGTTCTGAACAACCGATAGGAACACTCACAGAAGGATTTAGACTTTTTGACACACCAAAGCCCTGTATTACCGATACCTGCGTTAGTTCGGCAGACTCTAAGATACCAAAGGCAAAGTATGAAAATTGATATCAAGGACATAAAGTTTTGGATGGATGCAATTCGTAATAGCGAAGATAGAGATCGGACCTTGGATAGTTTCTGGGGAGGCCAATTAGAAAGCAAAACTTGGCTAGTTGAAACGCTAGAAAAAACAAGTAGGATAACCAATGCTAAAATTGTAATTCACGGAGGGTGGAATGGTGTATTAGCCACCATGTTGTTTAATAGTAATATAGGAATTAAACACATTACCAGCATAGACATTGATCCTACCTGTAAGGAAATTGCAACAACAATAAACAAGAAATATGAAATGGAAGGCAAGTTCAAAGCAATAACAGCAGACATGTGCAATTATGAATACACAGAACACGCAGACATAATTATTAACACTAGTTGTGAACACATTACACAACCTGCATATGATAAGTGGTTGGAAAATACTCCTAAAGGATGTAAAATAGTGTTGCAAAGCAATAACTACTTTGAACTGGATGAACACATTAATTGTTCTAATAGTATTGAAGACTTTGAAAATAAGAGTGGATTAAAGATTAGTAGCAGTGCAGAACTAGAACTGCCTAAGTATACAAGATTTATGATAATAGGAAGCAAATGAACTACGGACATTTAACAAGATTCGGCGACATGATCGAACTAGAAGTTACAACAGATCCTGAACTATTAATAGGATGGGCTAACGATTTTGAATGGGTAAAATATAATCCACGCAAGGATGTCAATAGATGGGGGTTGAGTGTTACCAGTCTCGATGGCGGAACAACGGGTGTTCCGGACTTGGATAGTTTGTATGAATATAATAAAGAAAACAATACCTCCTATTCAGAAAGAGAATTCAATGTTCCAACACCAGTTCTAAACAAGCAGATACATGATTTACTTTTGCCTTGGGAGGGACACTATTACAGAACACACTTTTTAAAGTTTGGCCCAGGAGGCTTTTTTCCACCACACAGAGATTGGAACTATACGGGTGCTGAAACTGATAATTTTAGATTGATAATGCCTTTAAGGAATGTGAATGCTCCTTCCTTTAACTTTGTCCTAGACGGCAAAATTTTAAATTGGGAAGTAGGAAGACTATATTTCCTTGACACACTCAAGATGCATTATCTTTTTAATAACAGTTTCGCTGATAGTTATTGGCTGGTAGTAAATGTTGATGTTAATGATTCAACAATTGAAGCAACCATGAGAAGGTTTAATCAAAAATAATGTATTCACTAGCAGACATAAAATCTATTCATCTTGAGGTTACATCAAAGTGCCAGGCAAGATGCCCAATGTGTCCAAGGAGACTGGCGGGTGGTCCTCTGCTTGATAGTCTGTATCTAGAAGAAATTACACTTGACACATTTAAATCTTGGTTCAAGCCAGAATTCATAGCACAACTAAATCATCTAAACATGTGCGGTAACTTGGGCGATCCACTGTTGGCAAAGGATACCGTAGAAATATTCCGCTACTGCAGGGAACACAACGAACACATGACTCTGCAGATGCATACGAACGGTAGTGGTAGAAAAAAGGAATGGTGGGAAAGCCTTGCTGAAACAAGGGTAAAGGTTGTGTTTGGCATAGATGGGTTGGAAGACACTCATGCATTGTATAGAATCAATACCGATTGGAACAGGGTAATTAACAACGCACTTGCATTCATAGGTGCGGGAGGAGATGCTCGCTGGGACATGTTGGTATTTGCACACAATGAACACCAAGTAGAAGACTGCGAAAGGATGAGCAAACAGTTAGGCTTCAAGGGATTCTCAATCAAGCACACAACAAGATTCAAGGATGGCAAGTTTGAAGTATTGGATGATGACTACAACATTATTAACACACTGTATCCATCACAGAAGAGTAAACAAATGATTGAGCCTGCCCTGGCAGCACAGGAAGAAGTAATGCCCGTAATTAGTTGCAAGGCACAGAAAGATAGCCAACTGTATGTGAGTGCTAACGGAAACGTCAGTCCCTGCTGTTGGTTGGATTTGGATTGGGTTCCACAATACAGTGGCAGCAGAATAGACTACATGATTAAGATTAAGAATGTGCCAAACCTAAACAAGGAATCATTTGAGGAAATATTTGCCAGCGGACACTTTGATAAAATAAGTTCATGCTGGAGCAAGGATGGACTCAAGGAATGCTCCAAGCAGTGCGGCACCTTTGACAAACTAAACGCACAGTATGAAAAGAAGGCTTACGCATGACACGAAGTAAAACATTCTGTGCCCTACCATGGATACACCTAGCAACACGACCCAACGGTGACGTAAGGGTATGCTGCACGGCAAATGCATCAGGTGCCGATGTGGATGACAAGACTGTGGGGTTGGTCAAGAAGGATGGCATTGCCATGAACATGCGAAACCATACCATAGAAGAAGTATGGAACAGCGAACACATGCGAGCAACACGATTAAAAATGCTCAACGGCGAAATACCCAACAGTTGCCGAAAGTGTTTTGCGGAAGAGGAAAAGGGCATAGTAAGCAAGCGAAGATGGGAAACGGAAGTTTGGGATACCAGGCTCGACATTGATGATATTGTAAGCAAGACTGACGAACAGGGAAACCTACCAGTAAACATTCCCTACTTTGATTTGAGACTGGGCAATGTGTGTAACCTTAAGTGCGTGATGTGTTCTCCACATGATTCAAGCAGTTGGATCAAGGAGTGGAAACTGAACATGCCACAGTATGAAAACAAGGATCTAATCAAGGATCAGAGTTGGGACAGTGACTTTGATTATACCTGGTATAAGAAAGGTTCATTCATAGAGTCCATGCAGGAACAGGCACAGCACATCAAGGAACTATACTTTGCTGGCGGTGAGCCTCTCATGATACCCGAACACTATAACATCCTACAGTTCA